TTGAATTACAGGTAAAGCGCAATGAAAAATAATAATCAGCAAAAATCACCCGGCTGTCTGTACATTCTGTTTTGCGTTTTTGTCTGGATGCCGTTTCTGCTTATTCTGGTGGCATTCTCTTTTATGCTTTTGGTGCAAATTTGCAGTAAGCTACACCCGGCAGTTTTAGTTTTAATTCTTATTGCCGTTGTAGCCGCTGCCGGATACGCCCTTTATAAAAAGCACGAAAAGAAAAAGCAGACAGAACAAAACCACATTGAAACCGTTTTGCAGCGCACGGTGGACTACCCTGATCCTATAAAAACGGAAAACATTTTGCAGCGCACGGTGAACTATTCTGATCCTATAAAAAGAGAACCGCGCCAAGCGCCGCAGCCGTCAGATAGCTTGTATGAGCAGGATCATCTGGCTAAACTCGCCGCCGATCAGGACGCAAGACGCGCCGCAAACGCACATTATGGCACTGTCTTTCTCGACATTGAAACAACAAGCTACAATGACAATAGTGCAAAATACGATAACGATATTTTACAGGTTTCCATAATTGACGAAAACGAAGATGTGTTAATAGACCAATATTGTAAACCAAGAAAAAAAGAAAGCTGGGAAAATGCATCAAAAATAAATTCAATTTATTTTTCTGCAGTAAGTGATTGTCCTCGTTTTTTAGATGTAAAACCGTATGTTCAGGACATTTTTGAACGAGCAGATAAAATTGTTGTGTTTGACTATTACTTTGTAAAAGATTATTTAGAAAAGTATAAATTTGATTTGCATAAGTTTCGCTTGACAACTCCTGTTTATGAATTGCGTCAATATAATGTTGCACATGGAATTGAAAACCCAAAGTGGATGACACTGGAAAATGCGGCAGATCAATTTGATTTGATTTATGATCGAAACAATTCATTAGAAGATGCAAGGGCGATTTTAAAAATTTACAATTTTATTGAAGAACAAAACAACGCGGTAAAAAAAGAAAGATCAGAAAATAAAATAGATAATTCGGTAAAGCAAAAGTATAAGCAAAATGTTAATGCAGATAAAAACGGATATTTTTATGGCAAGAAGATTGCATTTATCGATGATGTTTCAATTCCAAAGGAAAAAGCGTTTGAAGAAGTTTCTAATAGAGGGGCTATTATTCGTTTGACTGTAAGCCCCACTTTGGATATTTTGGTTTGCGGTTCCAGGTCTGTAATGATGAGCTACAAATATGGCGAGAAGTCAAATGAACAGAAAAAAGCCGAACAATTAAACGAAAATGGCGCGCATATTGAAATTATGTCGGCGCAAAAGTTCATCGAACTTTTAAATCAGCCCGCCGGGGGCAATTAACAAAAAGGTGTCCACAGTGGACACCTTGAACGCCCGACAAAATTAACTTTGAGGTTAACGCTCCTGATCACACGGACAAGGGGACTCTGCCGGTACTGCAACGATGCGCCCATTGACATTGCGATACCGCGCCCCGGGGTCGTGGCCTGCGTCGTGATCCTTAACGGCGGCTTTCAGGATCTGGAAGGCTGCATCATAGGCAGACCCATCAGACCCGGCCTGCGAGAGATGATAGACAAGCTTGCGCACGTCGTTCTGTGCGTAGGCGTAGAGCATAGCTTCCTTGGTTTTTGTGTTGGTCATAACTTAGCCCTCCCACGGTTTGCGGCTTCCATCAGCGTTCTGCGGTTTGGATGCCGGCATACCGTCAATGATTACCATATCTTCCGGGATTTCGTTCAGAACCTTGATGTTATCCATTATTTTTGCACTCCTTCTGGATTTTTTTGACAATTATGTTATAACACGGAAAAAGGAACAGATTCGACATCAAATTTTGGAAGTTTATGGTAAACCAAAAAAGACGGGAAATCAGTCGAATTTTGTGAAATTGTCGAAAAAAAGGGGATGTTTGGGAATGGATGATTGGGTTTTGCGTGTTGCGGAAACATTGGAAAAAGCAAGGGCAGAGGCTGGAATCAGCCAAGCCACACTTGCGAAACGAATGGGCGTAAGCCGACAAAGCGTAATTAAGTGGGAACAGGGAATCAACGCGATCTCCTTTCCCATGATGATGCAGTGGTTCGTGGGCTGCGGGGTTTCACTGGAACGGTATCTTGATTCCTGCATCCACCCGGGGCTGATGGAACGGCTGGAAGATGACCCCACCGACAAAGAAAAACGTCGAATGCTGCACGAGGCCATCGAAGAATGCAGCGCATACGAGGTAGACACGCTCTTGTACATCCGCTACGGCGCGCACGGGTCGGACCATCTGAGCGTGCTTACCGAAATGGTGGCCAACCTGCACACGCCGCTGCGGGACAGGGTGGCTGTTGTCAATACGATCCTGAGCCACTACGAGATTGCCACTGCCACAAAAACGGACGTAGATCCCGAAGGGTTGCAGCCGAATATTGAAATGCTGTGTCAGGCGCGCGACTGCGGAATGGCGGCAGCAAAAAATACGGAAGATGTCTACTCCATAAACAAGGAGGCGATAGAGGATGCCAAGAAAAAGAACGAAACGCGCTGATGGCCGGTACGAGATCAAGCGGAAAATGCCGGACGGAAAATATAAGCACTTCCTGGGCGATACGATTGCCGAAGCAACTGCAAAGTATGAAGAAGCCTACCGGCAGGCAACACTGGAAGAAAGCAAAAATAACGGCGGCGCCACTTTCCGGGAAATGGCAATAGCGTACAAAGATTACATTACAGGCTCGACAAAGCCGGTAAAACGTGGTACAATAAACGCCTACGTCAAGAATATCCCTCCGCTTCTGGAATGCTTTGGCGACACGCCGATGGCCGACATCGACACGCAGGCAGTCTGCGGATATATGGAGCGCATGAAGATGGACGGCAAGGCGCTGCATACTATCACCAATGCAAAAAGCGTGCTATCCTGTATCTTTACCTTCTGGTGCGCCAACTATCACGGTACCAGCAATCCGGTTCTTCTGGCAAAACCGCCCGCCGGGATGAAAAAGGGGAAGCGATTAGAGCCGACAAAAGCGCAGCGGGATATTATTGACGCGCATCCAGAGGGGTGCGGTTTCTGGGCGCAGCTATTCGAGTACACCGGGCTCCGTCTCGGCGAGGCAAACGGGTTGCAATGGAAAGACGTGGACTTTGAGCAGAATGTAATCCATGTGAGTTCAGCAATGCCGTGGGACCGTAACCGCGCCTATGAGGAAACGCCAAAGTCAGAGAAGGGATACAGAGATGTGCCCATCCTGACGACCTTTTGCCCGATGCTGTTGGAGCAAAAAGCAGGTCACGCAGACACGGACTATGTAATGTCTGGTGAAGCAAAGCCGCTGTCGCAGTCGCAGTATGAGTGGCGCTGGGCAATCTACTGTCGGGATCTCGGCCTGAGTGAGAAGCAGGAGAAGCGCGCCAGGATAAAGGACAAGCCGGGCGAGTACAGGGTGTACTACAAGTGGAAAGCGCTTGTAACGGCGCACCAGTTCCGGCATTTTTACGCGACAAACCTTTTTTACGCCGGTATTCCGGACATGGTGGCCCAGAAACTTATGGGTCACGCAGACATTTCAACGACCCGAAAGATATACCAGCAGTTGCGCGATGAAGAGGACAAACAGTACATTGCAAAGCTGGATGCGTATGTCCAAAGCAAAAAGTAGGTCTGCAAAAAGTCTGCAAAGCTAAGAAAAAACACGACTTGACGCGATATAAAGGGGGTTCGAGTCCCCTCCCTCGCACCAAATGAAAATCCGCATGAATGCTGGAAAATCCAGTGCTCATGCGGATTTTTTGTATTTGCAGTAGTTCGGATACTATCGAATACTAACCGATATTTGCACTTAATTGCTATCCGAAAGTCTGCAAAAAGTCTGCAGACCTTATCCGCGCTCCACAATGCGCTCCCAGTACTCGACCAGTTTACCATCCACAGCGTCTTTGTCCTGCAGGAACGCCGCAGCCATATCTGCGTAGAAGTTGGTGTTGTCCACGCTGTACATTTTTGCGACTTTGCCGTAGTTGCTGTACATCATGTTCATCGTAGCCCAAAAGTCATATTTGTCGCAGGTTATGCCGCGCTGTTTCGCAACGTCCTGCGTCTGTTCCAGCGTCCAATGACAGCCCTTCGTGCCGTCAGCGTTCACCATGCTGTCGCACCATTCCTCAGCTTCATCGTGGGTGAGATGCTGGCGTGGCATCTTGATGGAGCGGCTGTCTGCGCCGCCACGTTCGTACTGCCCAGACCGTTTATCCCAGTCTCCGTTCTGCGAGAAGCCGATTTGCGGCATTCTGCGCCCATTCTCTACGTCAGGATAGCGGGGGATAGGGTAGGGGTCGATGTAGCGGTTTTCCTCCTGCGGATAGTAGGGATAGCGGTTGTTGCCACCTTCCAGCTTACGAAGACGGCGTTCCATCTCACGCTCCCTGCGGTCACGCTCTTCCTCAAGGCGGTCACGTTCCGGCTCACGGTCTTTGTCGTGGTCACGGAGCATCATCATGCGGCGAAAATTGTTCTTGCCCATAATCTATACCTCCTTAGGAAATGGACGCAGGCGCACCGGCGTGAGAACGGCAGAAGCAGCCAAGATACTTGAACGTGCCTGTGCCGGTCGCAGATGTTGCCACACGGGTAGCGTAACGGGTGCGTGTGTGAATGCTTTCGGCGGTCGCCTGAGCGCAGTTGCAGTCGGTCAGAGGGTATGCGGTCGTGCCTGCGCCGATGGTAATGACCACAGGGGCGTTGATGGTGGTCGTGTCCGGCAAAGCCTGGGCAATGACCAGACAATACTTCTCTCCGTTCTGGTATGCGCCAGCAGGGATATTGATGGTCAACGTATCGTTGGCGAACGTAACCGACTGGCTCAAGACCAGATGGGGGCAGAGTTTGCAGCTTGTTTTGCAAGCCATAGTGTTTTCCTCCTAAAAAATCAGGGGCAGAGGTGTCTTACCCCTGCCCCGATGGTTCACCCGGTGTTATCGGGGAGTGTGTTGGTTAGCAGCAGCCGCAGCAGTTCACGCCCACGTTGGGGTTTGCCACCTGATAAGCGGGAATCGGACGAGGATTGACCCGGTTCAGGATGGTATCAGTCTGCTGGGACATCACGGTGGTCAGAAGCGCATTCTGTCGATCCTGAGAAGCGGCGAACTTAAGGCTCTGGTTCTCAGCGGTCAGAGTGGCAATCTTATCCTGCGTGAAGTAGTCCATCATAGCGCGGTAGTTCGCGTTGCAGTTGTCGATAACTGCACGGGCGTTGTCTGCGATAGCCTGACGGGTAGCGCAGTCCTCCGTTGCGATGGTGTACTTCAGGTCGCCAATCAACTGCTTGTTCTCGCAGCAGCAAGATGCCAGCTGCGTGGCAAGAGCGGTCTGACCGGCCTGCCGAGCGTTGCCCTCCTGCATGATGGCAAGGTTGATGGCGTTGTCGCCGTTGGACACGCTGCGCTCCAGACCGTTCACGAGCTGTGCGTTCTGGTAGCCAAGCTGACAGATGGCGCTGTTCACGCCTGTAAAGCCGTTCGCGATGTTGGTGTTGACGCCGTTCATCTGCGCCAGCTGGTCATAGCCCAGAGAGCAGATACCGCTCTGGATGCCCGCCAGAGAGCGGGAGGTATCCTGCTGGTAGAAGCCCTCAGACAGAGCCGCGCGAGTGTCGTTGCCGCCCTGCCCGGTTGCGCCAGTGCCGACCAGATAGGGGATGTAGGCGTTCATGCCGTTGTCACCGCCGTTCCGGCCATAGCCGTTTGTACCCCAGCCGAAGATGATGGCGAGGATAATAACCGCCCACAGACCTTCGTTGCCGAAGAATCCGCCGTTGTTATTGCCGCCGTCCTGCCCAGCCAGATAGCCAGTTGCAAAATCGTCCATAACAAAACTCCTTTCAGTTTTGCGTTATGCCATCCCACCGCCGTATGCGATGGGCGAAGCCAAACAAATGCGGTTTTTGTCAAGTCCGCAAAACTGAGAAGCGTTTCGCTTAGGTTATCGGGGCAGCGTCAGGTTCAGGGCGCTTGCAAGTTGGTTCAGGTCGATGCCACGCTCTTTGGCAAGGTTCTGCGCCATCGTTCGGAGCTGTGCTTCGTTTTTGCCCTGAATCAGGTTCAAGCCCTGCATGATAGGAGCATTCTGCCCGCTTAACTGCTGGATAAGCCCCATCGGGTTCTGCCCGGCACGAGCCAGATTTGCAAGCTGCATGATAGGGCTGTGAGTAATCATATCAAACGGAGAGGGCATTTTTATTCTCCTTTCTTTGCTGTGGCAGTGGGCTTAGAAAAGCTTTTTTGCCATTTTTCCAGTTCATCCAGCCGGTGGACGAGAGCGTTATACTCTTCAACAGGCACATACTGCTGTGTCGGTGCAGCGGTCTGCTGTGCCTGTTGTACTTGCATTTGCCGCCATGCTTCCGGGCTGTAAAATTCCTGCACATAGGATTCACAGGTGTCCGGATTGAGCCGCTTGCAGTAAATCACACCGCTGCGCAAGTCCGGGCAGTAGGTCGGTCTGCCGTACAGGTCAGACGGTATTGCCAGAAATTCCTCCCTGCTGGAAACAGGTCTGCCAAGCAGCCAACCGCCGTCCTGTGCCGACTGCTGAACAGGCTGCTGCCCATTCATCGGCTGCGGACGCTGCGGTTGCGCCTGCTGCATCTGCGTGTTCGGCAGGGGAGTGGTAAGGCCTACTGTTCCCATGCCGCCGTAAGGATTGACAGGCTGCTGCGGAACGTAGGGCGTTCCGGGTATCTGGTAATAGCTCATAATACATCCCTCCTGATGTGACCAGTGTAGCGCATCAACAAAAAGTGAAGGACAACGAAGGAACAACGAAGGACAAAAAAGCCCCCACACTGAAAAAAGCAGTGTGGGGGAAAATACGTTCAATGGGTATAATATTTTTAAAAAAAGCTTGACTTTTGTACCCAATGGGCGTATATTATAGACAGTAAAGGAAACCAAAATCGCGCAAAAAGGAGATAACTACCATGACCAGCTTTGAGACTAAAAAGAAGATCGTTCTTGCAGGCGACAGCCGCATTTTTAAAGACTGGGCTGCCCACTCTACCATCACGATGGACGAGTTTATCTCGGCGCTTCAGTGGCTGTGCGAGGATGCACTGGACAAAAACGGCAAGCTTACCCGGGAAATCGCGCTTGCTCCCGACCGCATCGTGAAGCTGCGCCGCGTCAACGATAGTCTGGGCATGACAGCCTTCTATGAATATCCCCGCGACAACGGCAGCGATGGAGAGCTCGGCTCTCTCTGGAGCGGTGAGAAGTTCCCTGATGGCTTTGTGCGCAAAATCAGCCTGTCCGTGAAAGACCGCGTTTGAAAGGGAGCGAACAAAGATGGCAACTGCAAAAGAAATTGGAATCGGAATAAAGAATGCGCGCCTTACCGTCGGTATCACGCAAGCAGAGTTAGCTCGTAGACTTGGCGTTACACCTCAAGCTATCAGCCAATATGAACGAGGGGAAAAAAAGCCTAAAATTGAAACAATCAAAAAAATAGCAGATGCATTGGGTGTAAGTTGGTTTCAACTATCTCATCTTGATGATTTGGTTGCTACTTCTGAGGAAAGAGTTTTGGACAAAGAGGAAGTATACCAAAGTATAGCGGTTGATTATACTACCGCTGAACTTTTTGTTATGGCTTCTGAACCGGAAGCATCCCGTGTGGCGTTCCTCAACAACGTGACCATAACCGTCCCAGACGATGCTTCCGGCTGCGTAGATCTGGATGCCGAGAAGGCAAGATTGTCCACTATCTGGGACGTGGCGCATTTGTCTATGAGAGAGCTGGTGGCCCGCACTGGCCTGTCGCAGACCGCTTTTGCAAGATGCGCGGGCATCCCGCTGCGCACGGTGCAGAACTGGTGTGCTGGAAGCCGGGACTGCCCGGCATACGTCCGCTTTTTGTTGGCTGAGCACTACAAGCTGCTGTAAAACAAAAAAATCCCCCACTTTGCCTACAAAGCACCCCGCGTGGCACGCAGGGCTTCGGCAAAGCAGGGGATTTTTTATGCTGCCAAAACGGCGAAGTCTAAAATCAAGAGCGGAACCGCCCACAGGCAATGCCGCTCTCTACAAAGGCCATGGCCTTTCAAATATCCACCCTCTTGCGCTTCTTCGAGAGGCCGGGAGGATTTGTTGAGATAATTATACCACAATCCGTGCAAAAAGAAAAGCGGCAGACCCGAAAGCCTGCCGCTTTTGAATTGTCAGAGCAAAAGCTCAAAACTAATCCCTAGACGAAACTATTATATCACGCACTCAGCATTTTTTCAATGCCTTTCAGCCGGTAGCCTATCGCCGTCCGGCTGTAATGTGTCTGCGCTGCAATGTCCGGCAGCGGAAGCCGCTCAACGTACCGCAAAAGAGCTATCTTTCGGTCTACCCTCCCAAGCGGTGCGTTCTTGATGGCGGCGATCATCCTCTGTCGGTCAAGTCCTTGCAGCGCAGGGGGCAGCACTACACGAGCCGCCGCCACAGGCCGCACCGAGCCAGAAAGGCTGCGGCAACTGCCCGGCGTTGCGCATCATATTGCCAATGACGGCAAAATAGTATGTTTTCGTGAGGTCACGAAAACGTGCGCAGACCATTTTCGTGATGTCACGAAATTGCTCTTGTGCGGTGTACATCGCGGTGACGTTACCGCAATGCTCGTATGTAGTGCTTGCCATGATATCCTCCTTACTGCTTTTGCAGCGCTGCCTTTGCCCGGTCAAAGAAAAACTGAATCACCTTGCTCATGGTCTCTTCCGTGATTGCCCACGAGACCAGCTTGCCCCACTTGCTGTTGTCCAGATAGTGACGCAGCATCTTAACGCACCACGCCTTGCGCTCTGCGCCGCGCTTGGTGCCCTGAATCTCATGCTCCGCCCTTGCAATGAGGTCGAGCACAGTGCCCTTAACCGCAGCGCCGTAGCCCAGACGGATAAGCCCCAGCACAAGCGACACAGCGCCCACAACGATGAGCACCAGCGCCAGCCATGCGGGCAGGGGGGCGAGAATGGTGTTAAGGATTGCTTCCATGATTTGTTACTCCTTTCAGCAGGTAGTTGTTGATATTGGATTTACTTTTTTGCATACCTTCGCGGTTGTTGCCGGACAGTTGCGCATCCAGAAGGTTTTGCACGCCAACAAGAACGAGCCGCATTTCTTCATCGATGCCGTCAAATCGCCGGAGGTCTCTTGCAAGGGCTTGTGTATGCTGGAGCTGCCCCTGTTCCAAGGTGCCGACGCGCTTGTCCAGCTCATCCAGCCGCTTGTTCTGCGCGTTGTCCGGTTCCTGTGCCTTCTTGATGTACTTATGGATGATTTCCAGCACCTTGTCGATCGTGATGGCTGCAGCACACAGGCTGCCCAAGATGCCCAGTACCCACAGCAAAGCTTCTTTTTCAGTCATTTGCCCTCCCGAAGACGGGTCAGACCCTTCTTTGCGATGATTTTAGCGTAGTCCTTGTAGGGCACAGACAAGTCCACGCCGGAAATCTTGCCCGGTATCGCGTCCACAACACCGGGAATCTTGCCCTTGCTGGTGTACTGCCACAAGCCGAACGGCCAGCCCGGTTCAGGCTTCTTGCTGCGGTAGGCTGCCAGCCACACGTCATAAGGCTTGAGTGCAGCGCCGGTCATGTACAGGTTATCACGGCCAAAGTACAGCCCGGTGTACAGCATGGCGTAAAAGCCCCAGCGCTCCACAGTGCCCAGCGCATGGGCGGCAATGTCCGTCAGGGTCTGCTTGTCGAGCGGTGCTTGCACATACTTGTCCTCAATGTCCACCGCAACGGGCAGCTGCACGGTTTTGCCGGTCAGCACCTTGCGCAGCAGGGCAAGTTCTGCGTCAGCCTCTGCTGTGTTGACCGCTTTGCAGTAGTAGTACGCGCCGCAGGGGATGCCCAGCCGCTGGCACTCGGCGTAGTTGCGCTCAAAGTCGGGGTCGATGTACGGCTCACTGGGATTGTCCTCTGCGCTGTTGCCCAGAGCCCGCAGCATCACGCCGGAGACAAGGCCGCTTGTCTTTACCTTGACCCAGTCGATGTTACCCTGCCAGCGGGAAACGTCCATGATAGGTCTCATACTCTGCTCCTTAATACTTTTCGCCGGTAATCTCTTCATACTCTTCTGCGGTCAGGCGCTGGGGCTTGCGCTGCACAAGGATGCGCAGCATGGCCTTAGACCAGCGGCCCGCCTCGTACTCGTCTTTCGCTTTGCCGAAGATCGCGCTGTGCTTATCACTCATGGCTCATGCCCTCCTTGTCTGCAGCCTCGTCCTCAATGGGCACATCGGCCAGAATGCACAGGAAGTCCACCATAGACGCGATCTGTGCCAAATCCGCGTCCCGGTTTTCGTTTTCGGCGGCGGTCTTGATGTCGCCAGTGTTGTGAACAATTTTCATGTAGTTATCCCCTCCAGCAGAGTTTTAACGTATTGATCCATGCGCTGCAGCAGCTGCTGCGAGTTGCCTTTAGCGGCATGGGCTTTCCATGATCCATACTGCTCATACAGGGCAGATGCCGGTTTCTCTCCTGCCTTGATGAGCTGGGCAAGCCGAAACAGGCGCTTGCGCTCGGCCTTGACATTCTGCGGGTCAACGGTCATAACGACCTTGCCCGCCGGGGTCAAGCGGTAGATGAAACCTAGAAAACGGAATCCATCCTTTAGCCTGACGATCTTGGTCTTGGTCGGGTGCAGCTCCATGCCATCGGCAGCGTACCGGGCGCGGATCGCCTCCCGCCACTCCTCAAGCCGTGCCTTGTCGTGGTGGATGATGAGGCTATCATCCATAAAACGGACGTACTTTTTCGCCCGCAGGCGCTCCTTGATGTAGTGATCTATGGGGTCGGGCACCGAGATCCCGGCAAGCTGCACCATCTGGCTGCCCGGATTATAACCGGCCTCGCCGGTATATTGACGATCCAGCACCTCACGCACGCGGTTATGCACACTTGGCGGCAGATGCCGCTCAAAGCAGCGGTTTGCCACGTCATGGGGCATCGTGTCGTAATAGTGCCGGATATCTACCAACAGCACATAGCCATCAGCGCCGTGCTGCCGGTATTCGCGCTCCATCATGAGCTTGACCTGCTTGCGCGCCCAGTCGGTACCTTTGCCGGTCTGACAGGCCGCGTTTTGCCGGATGAAGCTCCGTGTCATTGCTGGATAAACAGCATTGTCGTTGAGAGAGCGCTGGTATACCCTATCCCGAAAGCCATTCGCAACCGCTGTGCGGGGCTTGGGATAGGTGATTCTAACTTTGATTGTTGGCCGTGCCTTGTATGTACCTGTCGCGAGCTCCTTTTGGAGTTTCAGGATCTCGTCCATCCGAAACAGGTGAAACCGTCCAACGCTTGCCTTGCGGCACACGCCTTTGGCGCACTTGCCCTCGGAATTATACAGGGCATCGAACCCGATTATTATTTCTTCTTCTTGCACTGATTTTTTCAGCTCTCCTCGCAAGGATCTGCCGGGTGATAGCGGTCAACACCCCGCAGGGTGGCCACGTCCGGCTGATATTGTTCGTCTGCCAGAGGACAGACATGGCACTCGGCTCCTTGCACGGCAGTTTTTGCCCGGCCTCTGCTATGCAGGGGCTTTTGTGGGCGTGCTGCCGTCCAATCCGGGGCGCAGCGATTCGCGTTGATCGCGTTCCAGTTGTTGACGTTGCCGCTGGAGTTCACGTTGAAGGCATTGTTGCCGTTGCCACGATTCGCAGAGCGCAGCCGCACATTGCGGCCCATTAGCCTACAGCCATTTTTATGTCAAAGCGCTTTTGCACGCTTTGCATCACTCTCGTGCCAGTCCCGGCAACGCTGCCGGATATCGCGCACAGTGTTGCCCCAGAAAGAGCACCGTTTGCCAGAAAGGTGGTAGCTGGCTTTTGCCATGTCTATCTCCGCCAAAAGGACGGTGCACAGCCGGACGGCGTGCCTTTGAAGCTTAAAGCGCTCCTCTCTTTCGTTCGGCTTGTCCAGCCGGAGGTCGTTTGCTCCGAAGATATCAAAAAATATCCGGTCTGCCGTAGCGCGCAGTTGACCGGGAAGGCTTGCGTCAATTTCGAGGTCAAACACTTTCGCGTTTTTGGTGATCTGTCTGGTATACAGTGCCAGCTCACGCGCGTCAAGCGGCAGCGTGAATTTATTGTCCGGTATCTGGTCTTTGCGCATTGCCATGGGATAGCACTCACTTTCTCACCGGGCAAGGGATTGCCCGGTGATTATTTAACAAGATTGGTCATTTTGCAAGCCGGGGCGCAGCGATACGCGCCGACCGCGCCCCAGCTGCTGACGTGGCCGCTGGAGGTCACGCCGAAGGCACTGTTGCCGTCGCCACGATTCGCAGAGCGCAGCCGCACATCGCGGCCCACAGTGCGCTGTGCAAGGTCGCGGGTGATACGCAGCGGGTAGGTCTGCCACAGAGCCTGCGGGGTCTTTGCGCCGGTGCGCTCCTTCCAGTACGGCCAGTATGTACCCTCGCCACTGACCTGCGGAGAACAGTAGATCTCCTCCAGCGAGGGCAGGAAGATTTTGTCATAGGTCACCACAGCGCTGCCGTCATCGGTGACGGTGTTGCCGTAGGTCACGACCTTCACGCGGGTCAGCGCGTTCTTGAAGTCATCCGAGAAGCCAGCAAGGAAGCCGGGCACGGTGTCCGCCTGATCGGGCTTCATGTCCCATTCATCTTGCGGCTGCCACCACGCACCAGCGGGTGCATCGCTGTTGAGGTACTGGCGGTATGCGGACTTATACCACCGGTTATCGCCGTAGGCAACCGAATGCAAGCCGTTCAGTTTGCCGTTGGGCTTTGCAAGGAAGGAACCAAGATTTATGCCATCGCCGCCAGCAGAGACGTTGCAGGTCTCCAGCAGCTCGGACTTATACTGATCCTTGTAGACGTAAACCTTCCAATTGGCAGGTGCAACGTCCGGTGCGTTATAGAAGCCGGTCATGCGTGCACCTGCGGGGGCATTTTTGGTCAAGGTAAAATTATAGGCACTGCCGTTTATGACGTTTGTGCCATAGGTAAAATCAAAAATGATGTTGTAGGTGCCAGCCACCAGACCGGCCTCCGGCACAACGTAGAAGGCCTGATATGCAGAAAACTGGATATCTTCCAGAGACGCGTAGTGCATCTGCAGTACCATTGCGGGTGCGGTGGTGCCGGTCTCGCCCTCGGCGATATCATCCGCTTTTACCACGTCCCACGGGCAGTCGTAGACTTTGCCGTCCTTGCCGGTGTAGGTGTTGACCAGCTGCGTGCCCACCGGAAAAACCGCCGGTGCGTTACCGGCAGCCACCACGGCCTTGATGCCGTTATAGTCCATCTCCTCCACCACGCCTGTCTGTGCGCGCGCGATCACGCCCAGCGAGCTGGACATACCCAGCAGGGCGGCGGTCATCTGGTCAAGCTTTTTGCCGTTGTCTTTTGCGGTCTGATCCAGATAGACCGGATCGGTTACCATAGTTTCAGCCATGTGTTTTGCTCCTTTCAGGATTTAACATATTTCATGCAGACTTTGCCGTCAACCACGACAAATCCGCAGGATTCGAGGGCTGCGGTGCGCGTATCCAGCGCCTGCTCTGCCTGTTCCGCGCGGGTGGTTTCGGCAGTTATGGCAGTGTCCAAGCGCTGCTCCTCGCCCTTAGCGCGGGATGCTTCAGCGGCAATCCCGTCCGCGTTCGCCTGTTCAGCCGCCTTTGCCCGCTCCGTTTCCTCCGTGATTTTAGTGGATAGGGCGTTTTCGGCGGCTTGTGCGCGCTCGGCCTCAGCCGCGATGTTGTCAGCATTGGCCTTTTCCGCTGTTTCCGCGCGGGAAATCTCCGATGCAAGGTCATCCCTTACGCCCTGAACCGCATCACCGACAGCCTTTGCATCCGCCGCCTTGCCGGAGAGGGAGAGAGTGGGGTCGATGATATTTTTGAGCTCTTCTACCGCCTGGATCGCCTGCGTCCACGATTCGTTAGAGATCTGCGTAACATAGAAAAAGCTCTGGATCTCCGTGGTGCTGTCATAGCGGTCGTTTTTACAGTCGCACTCGATAGGCCAGCTCTTGAGCATATAGCCTTTTCCGGTCGTCACACAAAGCACGATGCTCACATGACCCGGCGCCTGCAGTGCCTGACGCGCGATCTCGCAGGTGACAACGTTGCCGGACACGGCACAAGCTGCCCGCTTACCTGCGCCGTCGTTGATGGTATCGTACCAGCCCTGATTCTGGGGGCCGAAGCCGCGGTACATGATGCTGTAAGCGGCTCCTTCAGGCGCAGTATACGCCTTTCCGTTTTCGTACAGCGTCGCCTGAAAAAACCGGCTCTGGCTGTCGTTTTCCACCGCGCTGATGTGCTGCGGCAGACCGGGATTATCAAAATCAATCCTGATTTTCTGCATTTGCTTCCTCGCTTTCCTCCGGCAGCGGGCTAAAAATCAAATTTTGCCCGTCCCAGATATAGTCGCTGCCGCCGTTGCTGTTGGCCGGGAAATCCTCAAAAAGCAGCTGATCCGGCGGCAGCGTTTTGGGGATGACGCTTTTCAGCGTCCAGCCTCCGTTTTTGATACGCCCATCCGGGCACACGGTGCACTGGTATAAGTAATCTTCTTTTTTCACGATAGCCCTCCTTACAAAAAACCAAAAAGCTCTTGCGGTACACAAACGGCGTTGTTGGTGGCCCATCCATCAAACGTTGGCGTCTCCAGATCTATGTTAGTCCAAATAGTACCAGTGAGCGGACTATATTTGGATGTTCGCTCTTTCCCAGGACCAAACTCAATGCTGTCCTGATAAACTGTGATGTTCCGAAAGTGTGGTGTGTTCCACGCATACATAAGCGTGTAGGTCTTTCCGTTTACCGGTATGATGCTGGATACTCTGCCGCCGCTGCCGCCGCCCGCAAACCATGTAGTGCCTTTTGTGCTTTCGTAAGTGATCAGGATAGCGGAGTAACCGGTAAGGTCAACAGATATCGTTTGTTCCTCTAAACTTTTGAGAGGCTCTTTTGTTGCTTCGTTTTGCCAGACGCGAATGGGTTCCAGATTTTTTATTCCGTGAAACTCCAGTCCTTTTTCGTTTATCGTGTAATTAAAGCTTCCGGGCCCGAACTGGATGCCGCCATCGTCCGTTTCGCCAATGTAGTCTGTGGCCACACGGCTTGCATCAACAGCGCGGTCGTTCGTGGTGCTCATGCGGTTGCGGTCTTTCACGGTAGTTCTTGCAAGCTTTTCGCTTGCCTTGCCTACATAGATCGAGGCGTACCGGTCGTGAACAACGTCATAATCGGTCTTTGTCACTCTGGCCAGCACATTCACGCCAAGGCGCAAATAACGCACCTCTACCGTATCGCCGCGCAGAATGACCTTGTTCTTCTGGTCTTTGTACTCTACGGTCTTTTCCAGCTGCACATAGCTTACGGTCAAGCTCGGCTCTATTTTCCCGATCTGGTTTTTAGACAAAAATTCAGTGGTAGCTTTCCGCATACTGGCATCAGAGGGTGCTTTCTGGAAGTAGCTGGTCAGGTCCAGCGGGTAGATCTTCTGGTATCCCTCGATATTAGACGCTTTTATGGGGTCCAGCGCGTAAAACTTACCCTTTTGTGCATTTGTCCAGTACGGATAGACGTGGGTGTATACGTTGTCGATGTTTTTTTCCTGCGTGACGTCCACCAGATTCAGACCGTATGCAATGACTGCGCCCCGGTTTACCTCTTCTTTCAGCCGCAGCGTGCACTTTAAGCCGTCAAACTCCCAGTAGCCAAGGTAGGTGTCTGCAATGCTGCTTCCGCCGTTGGAGAGCATCGCAGCGCGCACAGTCACCGGTTTTGTGACCGAAAACTCTTTATCATTGTCGTAATCCGCAGAGATCTCAAACTTACAGTCTCCCACAATGTTTGCATTCAGCTTCTGTATGGTCTCCCTGAGAGATTTTGCGCTAAACGGCTTCACGATGCAGTTGCCGAGGTCATACGAGATATGGTGCGCAGACACCTGAAACCGTCCATTCATAGGGCGATTGATGCGATAAATGCGGAAAAGCTGCCGGGTTTCGTAGCTGGAAGGCCGTGCGCTGATGATACGCCGCTCCAAAAGCTTTTCCGCGTGAATGCCGGTCACCGGGTACTGTAAGGTCAGGTCATACGTTCCGTTTTCCTCGCAGCTAACAGTGCATTCCAGCGCATCCGAAAGCGTACCATATCCAAAATTGCCCACGGTAGTCACATTTTCATCATGTAAAACAGGTTTCATAACGTCCACCACCTTGGCATGATCTTCACGGTCTGGATACCGCCGCTCCACTGGATAAGGTTTTCGCCGGCAGCCAGTTCCGGCCAGATGCCGCCGGTCACCGGGTTTGCATTGGTGCCGTCCTCCAGCCATGCGTTCCATATTTCTGCATCGCAGCACACGGTTTTATCGGCGGGCGGCTTCATGCCGAATGCTTTTCCGTTCACCAGCAGTTCGCCCTCTTGTCCGTTTCCGGTCACCTCAAAATAGGGGAGTGACACCTGATCCAGTGGGTTCAGCAGCGCCTGACCGTTCGTCATCTCCTGCAGCTCCCGCCCGGACCACAAAAAATGCCGCGGATCACAGTCAAACTCCACCGTAAATCGGCCGTATTTGTCCAGAATATTGCTGGTATCGCCCATTTTCGCAATGGCAAGGTAAAAGTACTCCGGGTCGTATCCGTCCGATAGGGGATAGGCACCCGGCGTACCGCATAGCCATGCCTTGATGCCGCGCAGCTGCTCCGGGGTAGGGTTTCTGCCGTGGAAATACAGCTGATACGACACCGTGATATTTTCGTACTGCCCCTGATCCGCGTGCAGCTTGCCGTTTCGGCCTGCAACCTCGTACTCCTCATACTTGCGGTTCGGGGTCGGGATGCTGGGTTTGTGTTCGATATGGCAGCAGTACTCGGTGCTGCTGTGCCCGTTAAAATACAGGTACTTCTCCACTGGCTGCAGCCTCCTCGTTGATCATCTGTGTAAGTCGTGTAATGGTGTACTGGGCAAAGCGTTCCTCGTCCATGTCCGCAGACGGATACACGTTGAAGGTAATACCGCCCATGCGCACCGTGCGGGAGTTGGTAGCTACCTGCGCAAAGCCGTTTGCGCTGCCCACATCATACTGCAATTGCATTTTCAGCTTTCCGCCAAGGTCTGCGGCAGCCTCCTGCAGCAGGTAAGCGTTGTCGCGGATGCCATCCGCCATGCCTTGGATCATATCAGGCATCCACTTCTCGTATTCCCGCAAAGGCCCTTCGTCCGGCCGCGAAAAATGCAAAAATCCTTTTATAATGCCGCCGATCCACGAGACTGCCTTTGTGATAATACCGCCACCGCCCAGAATGCCCTTTGCAAGGCCGGTTACAAGGTCAGCGCCCCAGCTTCCGGCTTCGGTGCTGATGGACGTGCCGAGCAATTTTCCCGCGATGCCAAATATTCCACCGGCAAGTGCGCCCGCCCAGTTTCCGGTCAGCTGAAAGCCCTGTGCAGCACCGGTCAGGCCACTGATAAGCGTTCCCGGGACGTCGATGTTCTCCCAAAAACTGTCACTTGCGCGGTAGCCCTGCGCCAAATCGCTGAACCACTGCCCCAGAGGGCTTTTTGTCAGGTTGCTTGCAACCTTTTCCAGCCCGCCCAGCTTAGTATCCAGATCCAGTACAAACTTGGAGAAGCCGCCCAGAGCGCCCTCGGTGTATTTGATGCTGGTGTTCAGGTCGGTAACCTTTTCGTTGACGTCCGTTACAATGCCGTTGGTGTAAGTGGTGGTGCGCTCTACGGTCTGTTCCTGACCCTCCACGATGCGCTTATAGCAGTCTGTAACCACCTTTGTGGCAGATACAACGGTATCCTCCAGCGCGCCGGTCTCAGCGTTAAGCACTTTCTTGGTTTCGGTAGAGGTCTGGGCAGTCCGGCTGACGTAGCCAATGGCTTCGTCTATCTCTGCCTGCGCCGCCGTCAGGGTCTCCGCACGGGTATGGACGGACTTTTTAGCGACCTCGTCTGCAAGGGAACTGGTCACTTTTTCAGAGGTCACAACGCCGTCCGTCAGGGTCTGCACCCGCTTGAACTGCGTTTCAACGCCGTCCACCATTTCCGTCCAGCTGTCCGTGATGGTCTGGACAGTTTCAGTCGTGGTGCCTTTCAGCTTCTTGGTCGTGCCATCATAGACGTTGTAAGTATTGTCTGCGGTTTCCACTGTGCGGCTGATGGCACCCACAATGTTTTCCGTGCCCTGCAACAGCTGCTTGGAGGTGTTGGTAACGGATTTCGCCAGCTTTTTGGTGTCCTGAGCAGTTTTTGTGGGAGTCCTTCTGCCGCCAGAGCCGCCGCTTCTGCTGTTTCTACCACTGCTGCCGGAACCGTTGTAAGTAGGGACAATATAATTCGATGCGGCTTGTGCTTGTGCCTGCCGAACGCGCTCTGCATGTTTTCTTCCGCGTTCTTCTCTCGCTTTTCGCCGAGCCTCTTCAGTTTGACTTGATTTTTTCTTCTGGTCTTTTTGGTAATCCTCGTAGCTGTTGTATCCGGCGTAAGCATTTTTGCCAAGGCCTTTGTTCAGCGCATAACTGGCACGATCCAAAAAATTGATCGCGGCAGTTGTAGCATTCTCAAACCCGGTTTTAAGTTCCGAGACTATCGGGATGTTAGAGGCAATTGCATCTGCCAGACCAAACCATCCACCCGTGTCATACGCTTCTGACGCGGCAACAGTAAGGTCATTCATGTGCCCGACTACGACCTTTATCCCGTCCGTAAGATCCCCTGTCATAAGACCGGCAAGCTGCGTGGCGTTATCTTTTAGCGTGCTCCACTGACCATTCAGCGTCTCGCTTTGGGTGCTCATGGAGTTAAAATAGCGGCCGCCCTCGTCAGCCGCCGAAATAAGCGCATTAGATAACAAGTCATAAGTGACTGTCATTTTCTGCACTTCTTCGGCAGACTTTCCGGTGTAGTCCGCAAGAATGCCGTAAACATCTATGCCGGCGTAGGCAAACTGCTTGATATCCGCGCTGGTCGCCTTGCCCGCATTCCGGATCTGCTGCAAGTTTTGCGCCATGCGGCTCAACTCTTCATTGCCGCCGCCGGTAGCAGAAACTGCATCACCCAATGCAAGAATGGTTCTGCGGGAACTTTCGGCATCTACGCCGGTAGAAATAAGCAATTCGTTTGCTTTTACCAGACCGGCAGTATCAAACGGTGTTTTGGCAGCGTCCTGTTTGATCTCATCCAAAAGAGCAACGGCTTCCGCTTCGCTGCCCAACATATTGGTCAGTGCTGTCTGGTACTGTTCCAGCTGCGCATTGTATTGTACACCGGTCGACACGACCTGCTTTCCGGCTGCAATTATCGTGCTCGAGACCTTGCTGAAGAGGTTGGCAGCAATGCTTCCCTTTGTTACTGCCGATTGCAACCCGTCAAACATACCGCTTCCGGCATCTGTGTTTGTAAGGCCGTCCAAGCTTCCTTTTGCGCCATCTGCTTTAGACGCAAACTCTCCAAGGCCGTTTTCGGCATCGCGCAGGCGGCTTTTTAAGGTTTCCAACTCCGCATTCGTCTTATAGACCGCAGTCCGGTATGCTGATGCCTGTGTGCTTGCGCTGCCATATTTTTCAGTGGCCTGCAGCAGCATACCTTTCTGGGCGTTCAAAGCATCCGTCTGCGCGGCGATCTGCTTGCGCAGCACCGCCGCCACCGAGGATGCGCGCTGTTCTGCGGAGGTGTTCTCGTCCATAGATGCTGTGGTGGACTTCAGCTCAGCGGCATACTCTTTCTGCCGGGCAATAATGTTTTGCATCTGCTGCCGGTATTCTTTTTCACCCTCAACGCTTATTTTGGGGCCAATGTCCGTTTTTGCCATGCTTTCTCACCTCCTTACCGTATTTTTTCCAGATCGTCTACGGTGGCGTAGAGCTTCTGGTTTGCGCCGTTTTCTATCTGCATACACGCCATATAATCCAACATACGGCCCACCGGGCACGAATGCACTTGATGCTCATTCATGCCCAGTTTGCGGCCGTAAAACAGAAACCACGTTCTGTTAAGCTGTATCACATGGCGCTTTCCGCGTTTTTTGCGCTGTTGTCCGGTTCAGCCTCCACCTCGCGGCCGGAGCCGCGCGCAATTGCGGTAACGCAGTCGTTCCACAGTGCGCGGCACTCTGCCCACGTCATGCTCTTTTCCAGCTCTGCAGCAGCAGGGAAGTCCGGCAGGCTCTGCGCCATGTCCTGAAACTCCTTGTCGTTGGATTCTGCCGCCATCTCCCGCACATAGTCCCGGCCTGCATCCGCAAGCACGGGTGCAATGGTCAGTGCCGCCTTTGCAAGGTCGGCAACGCGGCCGGTTTTTGCGGCTTCCTTGGCAACACCAAAAATATTGTCCACAGAGCCGTAGGTGCCCTCCAGCACAGAAAGCGCCTTGATGGTCATGCACATGGGGTACTCATCATCCTTGACGTGCGCGAATACGATGTACTTGTCCTCGATCATGCTGCACCTCCCAGTGCCTTCTTGATGAACGCAACCGCCGCTGCCTCGGTGTCAAACTCCTTCTTGGGGATGATCTTCCACCGGTTCATAGCGCTATCATCGCGCATGATGCTGAAGTCCAGATCCTGGGTCTGCCAGTCGATCTGCTCACCCTGCGTCTCGGCATCGTCCTTGGGCACCTTGAAGCGGATCTTGCACAGGACGATTGCCTTCCACATGCTCTTGCCGTCCTTCTGCACCTTCTTGACTGCGCCCAGCCCCAGATAAGGCGGTTCCATAGATGCGCCGTACTCGTAGGTCTCCACCGCGGTGCCCTCGTCCGGCGTTACGGAGTTGCCGGCTTTCAGGCCCATGATGAAAGCCTCTTCCTCTGCGGTCAAGCCGTCCACGGTGCAGGTGCCGCTGCCATCGGTGAAGGCAGAGCCGGTCTCGGTTTCCGCCAGCCGGTCATCGGCGTAAAACTTGTTGTCATCACTGGTGGAAATATCGGTGCTCATGCTCACCGAGCGCCCCAGCTTGCGCACGCCGCTGTAAGTCACGGTTCCGCCATCGGAAGCGTAAGTAGCAATATGCACATTGGAAAAACCAGTAGTTACCATGTGTTTTCTCCTTTCATACAAAAAAGCAGGGTGTCCACTGTGGACACCCTGCGCAGGTTATTTGTCAATCGTTTCTTTTATCTTTTTTTCAACAGCCTGCCCCATGGCGGCTTCCGTTTCTTTTCGTCCTTTTCGGACGGAAGGAGCAACAAACGGAGTTGCCACCCAAACGCTTGTACCGCCTTCTACGCAGCGGGCAATCAGCGCATTCGGCTGTCCTTTCGGATGCCCTTTAGTCTGGATGCTGTTGTATCCGTTGAAGCCAAGCTTTGTATTCCACGCATAATTTTCATGGCTGAATTTTGCAATGCCGAACCCTTTTTTCAGGTCATCAGCCTGTTGCTGGCTTAATCCGTTCATGGGCGGTCCATTGGGGTGGGCATAATACTGCTCCTGCCCGGACGGCAGGCTGTGAATCGGAATCGTGTCAACGGCAGCTTTGATTTTGTCACCCATGACTTTTGCACCGGCATAAACGCCGGCTTTGCATACATCATCGGTGCTTTGGTTCAGCTTCTGAAGCTTTTTCATGTAAGCATCCAGCCCTTTTGCTTCGATCCTAGCCACAGCCGAACACCTCCCACCGCCAACGGTAATGCCAGATTTTTGTATCAGCTTCATACATAGGCTGAAGCCTCTCCCATGCGATATGCTCGGAAGCGTCAAACGATTTTTCCAGCGCTTCGCACCACGGGTCGAACTCCATCGAGGTAAACAAGTCTGTCGTGCCGATCATGGCACGTTCGATGTGCTTACCGTCCGCAATAAGGTCGTCCGGCGCTTCTTCCTGCCAGACGAAATACCGCTTGGACTTCATCCGCCCGCCGTGGCTTACACGGTCTGTAACAGCTGTGTGGGCAGCAATGATACACTCATGCCATGTCATCCTTGGTGCCCTCCTGTAAGCTGTTATCATAGTCATGCTCCACGGCACGCAGCGCCAGATCCAGCGCAGGGGGCCAGCTTCGAACGGCCTGTACCGTGTCGATGCGGTAGTGCCTGCCGTCCTCGGTCTGGGCTTCGTCCTGACTGGAAATGGAGATGCTCTGCGGTGCCGGCACGCGGATCACCCGGACGATCTCCGCCTGATTCTGGCGGCTCAGATACAACCGGTTGATGCCAAGGCGCTGCTCCTCGTACCGCAGGGTGCACTTTGCCGTGCGCTCCACAACAGGGGAATGCCCGACCGGTGCGGCGTCCCGGGTGGAAAATATCTGCACGACCCCGCTGTTGAAAGTCTGGCTGATTTCCGTGTCAGGGCGGGTCGGGCTTTTGCGTGTTCTCTGCAAAATCATTCACCAGCCTTTCGTTTCTCGCCGCAAGCAGTAGGTGCAGATAATTGTGCTCGAAAATATCTGCCGCGCCGTCGCGGGTGTAGCGCACATAGTCCATCAGCAGCGCACGGGCAAGCCCGGGCTGCGTGTAGTCCTGTGCTGTGCCGATCTTACTGTCCAGATAGAGCATACCGGTCACGATGATGCCCCAGATTTTTTTATCCAGCGCATCATCCGACCATGTGATATCAAGATAGTTTTTGATGTCCGGCAGCAGCTCGGTATCGTACATCCCAATCATGGTAAGGACTTGGTGACCGTGACGGTGTAGGTCTTGACGGTCTCACCGTCCGCAGCGGTCACGGTAATGGTCACGGTGTTGCTGCCATCGCTCCAGGTCGCAGGCTTGCCATTCTCGATCTCCTTGCCGCCCACTTCCACCTTGACCTTGGCGCCAGCGTTGGCAGGGGTCGCGGTGATGGTGTTGGAGGCTGCCGAGGTAGTCGCCGTATAGGTCACATTGCTGGAGGTAAAGCCCGGGGTCAGGTTCAGGCTGCCCAGCTTCAGGGCGCTCAGAGTTGCATCAGTGGATGCGGCAGGCGCGGGAACGGTAGTCACGCGGTAGGTCATGGGCTGCAGGCCGGAAATGTCCAGATTCAGGAAGGCGTTGTTGTCCACCGGGAAGCCGTTGGCGTACAGCTTGATCAGGTAAACGCGCTCGTCCTCGAGGAAATGGTAATCATCGCTGTACTCGATGCGGCCGTTCTTGTTCATGCCGACCGGCGCAAAGTACAGGTGACCGATGCCGAACACAGCCTGACCGCGCGGCAGCGCAGCGGTCTTGATGACGGTCAGGGGAACAGGGAAAATGTCGTTGCGGTAGGTGCCATCCGGGGCACGCACGGTGGTTGCAGGCATCACGCGCAGGTAGTAATCCTGCGGGTTGACCAGCAGGATCAGATCATCCGGGTCACGATCCTTGCCGTTGGAAGTCTTGCCCAGCATAGAGATCAGATTGCCCATCGTGGCAGGCTCGAAATCGTTGACCTTTACCTTTGCCTTTTCCGGGTAGGTCTTGCCGCCGATCACGGCAACGTCATCGCTTACATCACGCACCATGCCAATGGGCTGATCGTTGCCGTCACCCATGACAATGCCCTCTTCCAGACCGTTCGCCAGAGCTTCAGCCAGAATTGCGCGGATGTAGCGGTCCAGCCACTCAGGGCCCAGATCCAGCTGCGCCTTGCAGACAGGGATGAACGCAGACAGCTTGTACAGACCTGCATCCACTTCCTTAAAGCCGGAGGTCAGCTCTTCCACGATCTTGGCGCACAGCTTGCCCCACTTGGCCTTGTGGATGCCGTCGGTGTTCAGCATCATGCGGATCGCGCCGCCGGTGGGAGTAAACTGGATTTTACTCAGCAGGGGGTGCTTGGATGCCAGATCGTCCATCACGCGGCTGATAACCGTCTGCGGGAACACAACGGTCACGTTCTCCAGTGCCAGCTTGGGGTTGTCGGCGCGCATGGCCTTCTCCACGGCCTGATAGTACTCGCGCTCGTCGTTGGTCAGCTGGCGCACGCCGCGGGCATACAGGACGGAATTGTCCAGCTCCTGCTTCATGCCGTCCAGCTGCTGCTGGTACTCCTCGCGGTTGATGTCGCCCACGGTCTGGAACATCTGCAGGAAGGTGTCAGTCACAGCATTCTCGTCGTTGCTCTTGTAAGCATCGTGCAGCTTCTGGCGCAGATCGTTCAGCTTCTGATTGTTTTTGTACAGTTCAGCAAGATTCATGTTGATTTCTCCTTTTTGGTATTTAAAAAGCAGCACCCCCCACGAAGGAAGTGCTGCTTTACGGCTTATTTTCAGATATTGCAAAGCATCTGCATCAAGCTGGGCTTTGCGGGCGGTTCAGCGGGCTGCGGTTCAGCGGGTGGCTCCACATCCTTATGCGGCACCATAAGCTGCTGCACGATCAGGCCGCGCACGCTCTGGGACACGCCGGAAGCGTCGCCTGCTTTACGGATGCTGGTTGCAATACCCTTTTCCAGCATAGCGGCAGGGGAGTACCACGCCTTACTGTTTACAAGGTCGCGGGCAGCCTGTTCCTCCATGCCGGCGTTTGTGAATGCGCCCAGCCCGATCTCGGTCAGCTGGTCCAGTGCGTTCGCCGCGTTGCGCAGATCTTCGGCGTAACCGGCTGCAAACTGGCTTGCCGGGTGAAAGTAAAAGGCGCTCACATTGCTGGCAATACGCTCTTGACCAGCCAAAAATGGGTAAATGGCAGCGCTGGCAACAAACCCGTCTGCATAGGACGTGACCCGCGCACGGCTGCTTTGCAGCGCGTTGTAGATAGCCCATCCTTCGGAAACGTTGCCGCCGAAGCTGTCGATATGCAGATTGATCTCGGCTGCATCAGGGATTTTCTTCAGCTGCTGGACAAGACTGTACGCGCTGGTCTCCTGACTGTCTTCATAGGCGTATCTTACTATATCGCCAAAGATATAGATATCCGTTTGCTCGCCAAACTGCTGGATATCAAAATAGGGTTTCGGCATATTATTCCTCCTTCGGTTTGCTTTCCGTGGCGGCGTCCCTTGCAACGGTTTCCACGGTAGCGATATTTTTGGTCATCCAGTGGATGTTGGCCCATTCATCAGGCAGCGGCGCGCCGCCGGTGGCCTCGCGCAGTTCGTTGATGCTGTATGCGGCACTTTCGACGATCTTCTCAATGTTTGCTGCATTGGAGAACATATCAAAGTGCTGGATGGTGGAGGTGTCCGCATATACGCGGTCTCCGCGCAGCCAGTCTGCCTTTGGAATCAGCTTCCGGCTGAACTCCTTGCTGATCTGCGCCGCCAACGGGTCAATGCCGGTGGTCAGCCAGTGGGTGATTATGTCGTTGATGCCTGCCACATCACCCTGCACAAGCACGGGCGGGATGCCCAGTCCGCGCGCGGTAAAAGAAAAAATGTCATCAAAAAGGGCTTTGATGTCCCGCGTGTCCTTTGTGCCGGTGCCGTTGTTCATCAGCTGGAAATCGTAGCCGTCAAATTCCGGCAAAATACCGGTGTTGGATTCCAGAAACGGTTTATAGCTGCTTTCCAGCATTGCAGAAAACTTTTTCTCAAAATCGTCCTGACCGTTGGCAACCTGCGTGACGTGCACTTTCATGTGCTGACCGTTATTCCAGACGTTGCTCTTGATGCTGGACTGCACCAGATTCTTGTAGCTTTCATACAGTGCATCCACAACCCTTTTTGCATCATCACTGTTCAGGGTAAGGTGCAGCACCTCGCGTTCTTTCAGGTCACGGGTATACGACTGCTGCCCGACCTGTATCTGGCGGTATACATTTTCCTGTGTGGGGATGTACTCCGGCTTTGTCCAGCTGTCTGCCACCACAAGCTCAACGCTCCCACCGCGCGGAATCGGAACAACAAGCGCTTCGTTTTTGGCATAGAGCTTGTAGATCACTTTTTTCCAGAACGTTGTGCTGTTTTCGTTGACGTTCGGCTCTACGTTCAGCAGATAGTAATAATCCGATTTAACTGGTTGCCCGCGCTCGAACGTCTTAAACTCGCAGTTTGCAATCGCATTTGCAATCAGGTTTACGCAGCAGTTAAATGCAAGGTCGCGCAGCTGGTATTCCTGCCAGTAGCCAAGCATTTCGCAGGTCAGGTCATCGCCGTTCAGCAGAAAATCATGTGTGGTGATCTTCTGCTCGGGCGGCGAAAACCCGAAAAACTGTTTGATTTTCTCAGAAAAAGACATTGTTTTTCTCCTTCCGGCAAGTTACCGGCAAGTTACCAGCAAAATGCTCCGATCTTTGGCAGCTGCACCTGACCGGTGCCCAGATCACTTTCCACCGTCATGGCTGCCGCCAGCGCCATAAACGGGTCTGTTTTTCGGCTTTTGCCCTCAATTTTGGCGTAAATAAAGTTTCCGGTATCCACACCCTGACTTCGGCTGCTGCGCACGCGCTTTGTGTTGTTGACCGCCCAGCGCAGATGCGGTACATCGCCCCAAGTAAACAGATTGCGGTTAAAGCAATCCTGTATCACTGGGTCAACCTGCATAATGTCGCTGGGGCGTACCAGCTTCACCCGGTTTTTATCCTTCGCGTCAAAACCGATACTTTGCAGCGCTTCTGCCATCATGGTGTAACGGAAATGGTCAAGCGCCACTTTTTTTACGGTGTATTTCCGTCCGGCTTCCCGGATGAAATCCGTCAAAAGATACGGCGAGATGCTTACATCATCTACATAGGTGCAGTCTCCGTTTTCGCACCACGTTCGCCACGGGGCTTTTACCCGGGGCAGGGTCTTGCTGTTTGCGCAGATCCATGCGTGATTGATATCATAGCGCTGGTCTCCTTTGCGGAAATGCAGATCTACTGCCGCCCAGTCGTCCAATTCCGCGTAGTCGATGCCAACAGTGCAGCTCCAGCCAGCCATATCTGGCAGAGGGCAGTTTGTTGCTCTGATGTTTTCGTAGTCCGTGACCGAGATCTCCTTCGCGCCGTCCCGGATGCCCATGCGTTTTGTAATAAAATCGCCGTTCTGCTCCGGGCGCTCTTTCCAGTCGCGGTATTCATCGTGGATCTCCTGCATCAGATGCGGAAGATAGGGCAGGGAAGGGTTTGCCATGCACCAGTTTTCCGGGTCGTGCACCTCGTCCTTGGTGTTCAGGCAGCAGATGAACGGCAAAAAGCCCTCATCCGGTTCGCCCTCAAACAAAATGCGCCGACCTCTGGCAAGGTAATCGTCTAAGGGGCCGTCCGATACATCGCCGTTGGACGTAAAAAAACCAACGCGAGGCTCTGCAACCTTGCCTTGGCCGGTGATAAACACTTTGATGTTGTCGTAATTCTGGTACTGATGCACCTCGTTGAAGATGACCGCGCCGGAACGCATACCATCGCGCCCCTTGGGGTTATTGGTGCGGCCTTTTACTTCACCTAGATTCTTGCGCCCCTGCAGCACCTCTTTTGTGTGATAGTAAAACCGCGAAAGCTTGGCTTCCCACTTCGGGTTTTCCAGCGCCTCCACAATGTCCTTCACAGGTGTGACGGCCTGCTCCTCGTTGTTGGCGCAGATATCCACGTTGTAGTGCGGCACCGGGTTGTATGGGCTGATCAGCGCCGCCGAGGAAATGGCAATTACGCCATCCTTGCCAGCGCCACGCCCGACCATGGCAAACAAAGTCTTGAACCGAGGGCTCCCATCCTTGCGATAGGTGCATAACCAAAGCCCCAGCGCGAAGGTCTGCCATGGAAAAAGGCGGTCATAAGGAAAATACCGGGCGATACGGAAGTATTTCCGCATACGCTCGGCATCTACATAAATATCTTCAGCTGCAAAAACGCGCCGGATCAGTGCAACAAGGGCGTGCTGCTCCTTGCAAGCACGCGGAGCATTGTTCTCCACCTGCTCAATGTACTCCAAGATCTCCGGGGGAATATTACAGCTCATCGTCCTCGCTGGGCTTCGCCGCCATAAATTTGAACGTCTGCACGACCCGCAGCAGCGTTGATACGGTGGAGTTGGCTGCGCTGGCAGTCTGGTTGTAAACCTGAATGGAAGGATTTGCTACTTCAATCTCCGCGCCGCGCGGGGTGGTCTTTACAACGGTAAGGCCGCGCTCATCCATGTCGTTCTGTGCCTGATCCAGAAGGTTCAACTGCGTAACATACCGGTCCAGCGTGGAGCGATACAAAAAGTTTGTGTCGCAGTTGGCTGCTTTTGCGGCCTGCTCAATCTCCTCCAGTTCCATCCGGAATTTTTCGCTGGCGGTAGCCGGTGTTTTCCTTT